ATGAAGATTCGAGCGACCGTCATCTGCGAAGAAGACCGCCACATTCTGCTGGTGCGAAAACCCAAAAGCCGCTGGGCGTTGCCGGGCGGAACCGTTGAGCGCGGCGAGACCCACGCCGACGCCGCTCTCAGGGAATTGGCGGAAGAAACCGGACTGAGTGCCGAGAACCTGCTTTACCTGATGCACGTCAGCGAAGGCGGTACCGAACACCACGTGTTCGAGGCTGCGGTCAATGATTCAACGGCCGCCAGGCCACAGAATGAGATCAGCGACTGTGTGTGGCACCCGTTGGATGCCATTGCCCAGTTGCAGATGAAGAAAGGCATGCGAGAGATATTAGAGGCGTTTCGGCGCAGATTGTGAGCGCTGTCGAGCTTGAGTAAGCATGGACTGTAGCGTCGGCCTGACAAAAAACACAGAAGAGCGCACGGCGCAGTCTCTCGTTCTCTTTGTGCGCCATAGTCTTCGGCCTCTCGTCGCTCATGTATACAAGCGCATAGAATGATGGTACCCGGAAGAATAACCATCACAGGCTACAGCTATGGGTTTTACGTCTGGATGTCGGCGTTTGTATGGCTGGCGCTCTTGGCGGGCCGAAAATCCCTAAAAGACAGTCGGATACCTGACAGTACACTCCCCCCAGCAGCCTCTGCATGAAACGAAAAAGGGTTTGCATCAGCTTTCGCTCGCAAACCCTTGATCTTGGATGGTGCCCGAAGCCGGAATCGAACCGGCACGCCCTTACGAGCGGGGGATTTTAAGTCCCATGCGTCTACCAGTTTCGCCATTCGGGCGGTAGCGCGGTCAAGCCGTGCGACCCTGGCAGATAGACATCTGGCAGGATCGAGGCTGGTGCAACAGAGGGGGAAATATATACATCCCTCCCGGGTGAAGCAAGGCGGCCGTTGCCCTTTTCAAGACAAAACCTTTCATTGCCCCGTAAACAAAAAAGCTCTGTAGATCATGAATCTACAGAGCTTTTTAAAAGTGGAGGCCGAAGTCGGAATCGAACCGGCGTAGGTGGATTTGCAATCCATCCACTTTTGTCTGTATTTCAATAGGTTAGCACTGGAAGCGTTCCGCAAGCTACTGATTTTTAAAAGGCTACGGGACACGTCCTGCCTGGCTCGCCTTTTCAGTTGCGGAACGCTTTTTTGGATCCAGTTGCATGTTGCAGACAGCTCGTCGCCCAATGCTCGCGCCAATCGTGCCGCCTCGATTACTGTATATTCAAACAGCATTAAGCAAGGCATGGTTATGGACCCGTACGAAATCGAAGACACAAGCGACTGGCTGGGCACCCCCACACCGCTGGAAATGTATAAGCACTCCTGCCTCATGCTCGAGAACGAGGTGCAGGAGCTCACGACCCAGTTGCGAAAAGCTCGTCAGGACATCTTCGGATTGATCGAAATGCACGCCGCCGAGGCCAAAGAAGCCGCACGCCTCAGGGCCGAACTGAAGGATGCAAAGCGGGAATGGAATTCAGAGCACCTTCGATATGTCGAACTTATGAACAAATCGAGAAGCGATTACGCGGCGAGGACAGCCCTGATAGCCGAGCTATATCGGCGTCTGAAGGTTTACGAGGGAGACAGCCTTCCTGAGTACATCATCACCAACAACCAACCCAGGTGACGGACAGGGGGAAAAGTCATGTGCGGCGGAGTTGAGGCAGCGGACAAAAATCGAGCATACGAGCGAGTGAAGGTGTATTTCCCGAACCCCAAGGCAGCTTTTCCCGTTGTGCTTGAAGACGGGACGGACCTTGGATGGGTGCGATGGGGCCGGCGCCGCGAAGAGAAAGGCGCAGGCCCATCAGGGGGATGGGCGAAGCTGGAAACAGTCGAGCGTGGCGGATGGGAGAAATATCACCCCCAACGTGCGCTGGGCCTGGTGCAGCGATACATGGAGAAGGACGGTGAACGCGTGTCCCACTGGTTCGATATGAACGAGGGCTACGGCCTGGAGTGCCTGGTGCTGGGCGAGGATGAGAACCGGCGCGTGTACGTTGTCACAACCTCTCCGCCGACCGAATTCGCCTGGATTCATGATCGCTGGCCCATGATAGGTAGGCTACCCTGTCCTATCACTGACCCAATGCCCTGACATAAGCCTGGCACGCGCGGAGCGCGATCAACCCCCGGTCGCCGGCGTCGGTGATGGCGATAATTCTTTGAGCATGCGCTGGGTCAAGTTGGGCTCTTGTTCTTCCATGAACCAACCCGCCGGCGCTGGCGGTGGAAGGCACTGCGTTGCAACTGGCTGGATCCTCGGCAAGGAGGACTGACAGCCGGACATCAGCAGTGGCAAGGCGATCGCGCAGGCGATCTTGATTGCGTTGGACATCGCTCAGTTCCTTGTGGTGGGTTTGGTCGTTGACCGTCAATCGTTGCTCCAGGGCTAGGCGCTTTCCCTGCTCGGCCTGGACTTGTCCCGCGGCGGCGCTGCTAATTTTGCCGAGGTCGGATAGATGCGCGTTCGCCTGCTCGGCGAGCTGCCCGCTGTACCGCCAGTCCTGAATCTTCCAGGTCGCACTGATCGCCACGATCAACGCTACGGCCACGCCTGCGATCAGCAGCTTACGGCTGGCGGGATGCATGGCACGTCCTTGAAGAAGATGTGATTGCCCAGACGGAAGGTCTGGGTCGCATCCTTGGCCCATGCCGGCGGCTTCAGCATCGTGGTCGCGTAGTAGTGGGTCGCGCCTTTGGTGATGTCAGGCTCGGCGCCAGAGATCACCAGATCGGCCGCCCGCTGCGCCTGGGCGAGCTGCTTCGGCGGAATCGGCTTGGCGCCACTCAGGTAGGGATAGTTCGGGTCGTTCTTGTTCCAGCAACTGAACTGGTACAGCTTCAGGCAGACGCCGGCGTAGCCCTCGCCCCACCATGAGCGGCCCCTGCCGTCGTTCACTCGATTGCGGATCACGCAGGCAACGGCCATCTGGCCGACGAAACTCTCTCCACGGGCTTCTCCCCACAGCGTGCGGGCGAGGATGTCCCTGTCCTTCTCGGTTGCGGTCATAACTTTCCTCCAGGCGAAAAAAAGCCCGCTATTAGCGGGCTCTTCGTTGAATTTCAGATTAAGTTGATAGCACCGAATCTGTTGATTTCGGCGTGGTGATGCGTTTACCCCAGTTCATCCCTGGCTTTTCGATAAACCTGTACGTCAGCACTGAAATCGCCGTGATAATTAGCATTGAAATAACAAGGGAGAAAGCATAAGCATATATCATTCTGCCATTAAACAAATCGAGAACCCAATTGTACAGTCCGGCCTGCCCCAGCTTATACAAGACAGATGGATGGACCAAATAAAGACTGAAGCTAATCATTCCCAAGTAGCGAGTTAATGGATTAGAAAGTAGTCTGGAGGGATGTAACGCCATTGCGATGCAAACCATGCACAACGGAACACCCCACAAGGTGGCCCAGGTAGTTCTCATATTTTTTTCTAGAAAGAAATTGAATAACGGCCCATCTTTATACAAAAAGATAGGTGTCAACAAGGCAACAACACAAAGCGCATAACTTATGTACCGAAACCTTCCTCGCTCAACTGAATCGATAACCTTGATGTAAATATGATAGCCGAGAATCCCCCACATAAAATACGGAAAATTGGTCAAAAAATTGTGATAAATAAAGCTTGGTACAACTGCTTTTGATGTTTCCATATCCATAGAAAAATGAGTTGCCATTGCAATAGAAAGCACAAGCAGCAAGACACCAGCAACAATAGACCTATTAATCATAAGCATTAGTGGAAATATGGCATAAAAAACCATCTCAACGCCAATACTCCAAGAAGCCGGAACAATCCCATCAGTCATATGAGGAATGACATTAAATACAAACATCGCATTCAACAACACCTCAACCGGAGAGAAAGTCACTCCCGCCTCGAAATACAGATATATAAGATTGAAGACAAGCATAAAGTAAAACAGCGGAGCTATCCTTGTGAACCTTCTAATGAAGTACTCCTTGATCGAGGCCTCATCAGCTAGCCTGCCCCAGTAACCATAAGCCATACTGAACCCGCTTACTGCGAAAAAAAGCGGCACCCCCAAACCAAAACGCGTTCGGATGAAATCTAGGCTCTCAGGAATCGCGGCATGGCCGACTGAAACCAGATGCGTCATTACGATCGCAATAGCTGCGTAAGCCCTGAGCGACTCGATGCCGCCGAGCCTTGCGCGCCCAATTCCTTTCGTCGGACTCACTCGCTCCTCCTTGTTCTGATATTCAAAGCGGCATCGTATTCTGCAATCTTTCTAAGCGCAAATTCTTTGCGTGATAAATTCGCACCAAGACCAACCTTTTATCAATCCTCTAGATTGGCGTCTGCGGCCATGCCGGCTCAGCAACGGTCAAGTCAACCACTTCAAGATGCTGGTAATAATCACGCCAGGCCCGCGCCTTGGTCGTCACTTCGGCCGAGGCATCTAGTTGGAGAGCCATCAACACAGGGGTCATTGCTTGAGAAGCTTCATTCATCAATGCAAGCTGACGTTCCTTATTGCTTGCAATAATTTGCTCTTGTGTAGGCGGCGTTGAAGCGGGATCAACAAAAGCTAAATAACGCGGGTCATCTTCCTGCACTACCCCCTGATTTGGATAGTAAGCGACGTCCTGAGGATTTGAAAAAACAGAAGTAATCACCTCCTGCGCAACATCAGAAAACTGAACATATAATTCCGTCATTATCCCACCCCAATCAGAATGAATATTTCATCAAGCTAAACGTATAGCTTGGCGTGCCAGAGCTTGCGGTGTTTGTATATTGAATTTGTTGAGGCACAGTTATTTTAAGATTATCAAACCCCACTACAATTTGTGCTGATGCTCCTCCCCCAAGCGTTGCCTGCTTAATATCAATAACCCCATCCGGAGATAGCTGCGCTGTAGACGTAGAGGCGGAAGGCGAGTTTATATTAATAGTGCCAGAAATACTTTTCGCATTCATCGGTATAAAAGTAGTGGATATTAGAGGCGTAAATGCCGCATGCGGAGTTGACGTAGTTAACAGAACACTCGCCGCAACCACGACCTCTCTATTAAAGAGAGTGAAGATTGACATTAGGCCGGCGGCTGTAGTCCTCACAATACTCACTAACGCTGACGCTGTGTAACCAGCCGGCATATGTGCGCCTGTATATACTTCAGCAGCAACAGATGAAGTTGCGTTCGTAGCGAGTAACGCGCTAGCGCCTGTGGCTGGACTGTAGATAGCGTAGATCGCTATATAGCCATTAGATGGAGCGGTGCCTACATCCATCCCCCCAGGGCCAACAGTACCAAGGTTGATAGTTTTATTGAAGTTAGGCAAAAGCCAGGCGCTGCCCCCCAATGCTGTTTTAACCACGATCTCATCGGCAGTGAAGGTGGAAACCGCCGAAGCAGCGCTAACCGACATATGGGCGTTTCGAGCACCGATTGCTGTTGCCGCAATCTGTCGAATTGATTGCAGCAACTGAGTGAGGTCGACCTCGCTGGGGATGAGGCCGGCCGCCTCTATTACATTCAAAATCTCCAAGGTGACCGAATTCCCCCACACGGCCGGAATCAGCGAACCCGGCGTCCCTCCCACCGGATCCTCATCTACAAACTTTCCATCCACCAACCCAATGCTTGGCACGCTAATCGGAAAATCCACGTTTTAGTTCCTCAGTCGTAATTGATATACACAACGGTGTGCGCAGGCGACGGCCGCCGGATAGAGCATTCCAATGGATCGCCAGGGTTGGTGCCGAAGCGCTCCCCCCAATAGCTGACACCGAAGCGCCTGCCCTGCCGCTTGCGACCACCGGTGTTCAGCGTCCACATGAACTGCGCGATCCAGGTGCCGAAGTGCGCCGAGCCAAAGCGAGATCGACCGAAGCGCGGCGCCCGGTGCTCTGTAATCGTTGCGTCTGGGTAGCCCTGGCTGACAGCAATCTCAATGAAATACGCCCTGCTCTGCCCGCCCACCTCCACCAGGCGGCGACGAACTGCCAGCCGGCGATCCTCAAAAGCAGGGTTAAGACCAAGGCACGGATCAGGCAGTCCCATGATCGCCTCCCAGTCCGGTACCAATTCGCTGACCCCGGCGGGATCCATCTCATTGAGTAGATCCACGGCGCGGGCATCGAGGCGGGAGAACTCGACCGATACGCCCGAAAGCACTAGGTCAATCTCCGGCACCAGTTCAGGGTCCCAGGCAGGGCCGGCCGGCAGCAACCCGCGCAACTGGCGCTGGTACTGCTCTGCGGTTCGCGCTACAGCCATGTGATACCCCCAAAGGTCAGCAACTCATTGGCAGCGGCGGTGACGTTGGCGGACGGCAGTGTCAGAGAGTGGTCGGTTTCACCGGCCGCGCCGCTGATGGCTTCTCGGATATGACTGATCAACAGGGTTTCGCCCAGGCCAGCTTCGCGCTCATGAAGGTCTACCAGGTTCGCCGTGATCGCGGCGCGCACTGCTGTGGTGTCAGGCACCGGATGAATGCTGTACAGCACCGGTTGTTCAATGGGGGCCAGAACGTAGACTTCAGCCGTCACCGGCCTCAACGGCTCAATGTAGGCCTTCACCTCTGCAAGCCGTGTAGGGTTGGGCACCGGGTCGATATCATCATCACGCATGATGAACAGCCCAACCGTGCCAGGTCCCAAGTAGTTGCCCCGACACCACGCCCGAGTCACCCCGGGAACCTCAAACGCCCACGTTTCGTAATCATCCGCCGACCCGCCGTGGGGAATCACACGGTACGAGCGAATCACGCGAGCTCGCAATGCCTCGATGCTTTCCTTCTCGATGCCACCCGACAGGCCCGGGGTCAGCACGGTGAATGCATTGGTCACGCCCGCCACGGGCTGCACCAGCGTCAGCGCCAAGCCGGCATCAGCGTTGCCGAGGGTGCCGGCGTCCACCGCCTCTATAGTCGTTGTGTTAAGCCCGGCGACCGTAGTGACACCTGTGGTTACGCGGTAGGTTCGACCATCCCCAGCTTGCAGCACCACATCAACATCGAGCACCGCGCCAGCCGCTGCAGTAAAGCTGACAGATCCCTCTGCGGGTTGCGCAGGTTTGCGCGGCTGGTTCAGACGCAGCTGCGCTACGCGCTCTAGTGTTTCTTCATCAGACCTGTCCGGCAGTATCTGGGCGGCGATCCAGTCGAGATACCCATACAGGCCATAGGCAGTACCAGACAGCGTTCGCGCCAGCACCTGGGCGTCGGATCGGCGCAGCGCATCGCTGGTCAGGTCGCTTTGAGTGCGATCGACCAGCACCGGCAACGAGGGCGTTTCAAACGGCATAGATCACCTGCCAGGATGGAGTGGGTTGGATTTCAAGCTTGGCGCCGGTGGTCAGCGTGAGCACGACGCCCAGGTTCAACCTGTCGAGCCCGGCCCTGGCGCTGCTGATTGCGACATCCAGGACCTGGCCTTCATCGATGAGCCATCGCAGCGCCTCGGCGGCGTAGTACTCGGCGTCTCGCTGGGTGGCGTCTGTGAGTTTCACGCGGCGCAGCAGCCAAAGGCGGGAACCGATACGGTCATCGGCCGACACGGGGTAGCTGTCGCCCCACCAGCCATACAATTCATCGTCATCCACCGGGTCGTCGGGTTCGGCCCGGCGCCAGGTGTACAGGCTGATCACCACCGCGCGAATCAGCGCGGCTTCGACAGTGCTCGGAATTATCATCATGCCCCCGGCGCGGGTGCACCGCTCTGGCCGCTGCCCGGCTGGGTGCTGGTGTGGACGTGGTGGATTTGGCTGATGCCGGCTGCCACCTGGTCGCCTTGCGAGACGATCTGGCCCGACTGAGTGATGGTCGGCGTGTCGAAGTTCACCGAACCGCTGGCCTTGATGTTCAGCGTTTCGGTTTCGATGTCGATGATCCGGCCACGCTTGAAGTGGATGCGGTCGCCTTCATCGGTGTAGATCGCGACTTCGCCGGGCTTCAGTTCCTGGATGCGGTACCGACGGTCAGAAGCAACCAGCACGACCGCGTGCGAACGATCGCCACCAATGAAGGCCGTGAGCACTTCGGCACCCTCCAGCGGGTTGCTGGTGAGGCCGTAGGGCTCGAAGTGCTCGACGTTATCCTTCAGCTCGCCCGCGGTGAGTCGCAATTGAAGGGACTGCATTTTCTTCAGGGCGTCGACGAGCACCACGGTGCCGCGGGCCAGCATGTTTTTCACAGTCATTGTTTTGGCTCGTAGTCCGCTGGGATCAGGTATTCGAAGTTGTCGGCCTTGCCGCCCTTCTTCAATTTGCGGTTCTTGTGCGGGTCGTGCGGTTCCGGCTCGTAGCTGTCCGGAGGGCCGACTTCCATCTTGGTGATCATGCCGGCGTCGGTGAGCGTGTAAGTCACCCGGGCGATCAGCATCCACCGGTCAAAGCCGATGATGGGGTCGATCACCCGAACCAAGGTGTTGTGCTTCCAGAGCGCGCCATTGGTTTGCCGCCAACCCTGCACGGTGTAGGTGGTGGCCAGCGCCTTGCCCATGCGCGTGCCGCGCTCCCAGTTGGCCCGGGCCTGGGCAAGCTCGTTGGTCATCTGCCCCGACTCCTGGATGATCAGCACCCGCTTGCGGGTGGTCCGGTCATCCGTCAGCACCGCCGACACTTCGGCAGCCGCCTCCCCAAACTCATCGTCGGTGCCCGAGCGCTGGCCGAGCACCTGGTATTCGGAAAACACACCGGAGAAGTCCAGCGGCGCGCCGCCCGTGAGGATGTTCTTGCCGACCTCCAGATGATCGAAGGCCCGCCCCTCGCTGCCAGGCCTGGCCAACACGACCGCTCCGCGCGCATCGTCGGTGGAGAACACTCGGAACAGCGTTAGCAAGCGGTCAATGGATTCGAAGGCGGTCTCGCCTGGCTCGATGGTGTGGTCCGACAGCTTCGCCCCCTCGGGGATCTCGCTGTGCACGGAGATGCCATAGTGCGCGGCCAGCGCCTTGACGATGGTCAGCACGCTTTGGTTGTTCCACTGCCCTGGCTTGTTCACCGCCGCGCAGTCCACCAGGTCCGCCGTCAGCGACCGACCGCTGATGGTGGTCGTGATTTGCTTGTCGTCGTAGTCGATCGGCGTGGCAAACACCCAGCCGGTCAGCACCAGGTCATCGCCGATGCGTACCTGGCACTTCGCGCCCTGCCGGATCGGCACTGCGACGTCCTGCCCCGGCCACTTCCAGGTGATGTTCAGGGAGAAGGACCGGGCCTGATCTTCCAGGCCGGCGGTGATTTCCACCGATTTCCAGCCGGAATAGTCCAGTCCGTCAACCGTAAGGCTGACGGTGTTTTGATCTTCGGCCATGGGTTACCTCTGGGCGATTTTGATCGGCGCCGCCGGAATGAAGCCCGGGTGCCGTATGCGGTTACGCTGAACCACCTCAGTGGAGCGGGTCGCGTCGCCGAACCGGCGGTACGCCAGCACCAGGGCGGACATCGTTTCGGGCGGCGTTATGTCCACCAGGCGCACGCCGGACTCCGCTACCGCAGTCAGGTGCTTGACCAGGGCCTGGCGCAAGGTGTTCAGCACCACGTAATGCGCCGAATCTGCCTTGAGCGAGGCCTGATAGATCGCCTCGTTGAGCCCGTCGCGCAACTCGATCACATCGTCAGCCACCGGCACCTCTGGGCGAACCAGCGGCAGGACCGCCTGCTGCTCGACCGAAGGCGTGGAGCCAGTCGCTACCGGCTGCGAGGCGATCGGCATTTCGCTCACGATGAGCGCGATCTGCACCAGCAACGCGTCCTGAACCAGGTTGGCCGTGGCCTGGGACGCTGCCACCGCATCGACGCCGCCGACTTGGCTGACGGTGTTGATGCTGGCCACGGCTTCGGTCTGCTGCGTGGTGGTGGCCACCGCGTTGCGGTAACTCGAACTGGTGTCCGAGAAGGCGCTGTCCTGAAGCGAGAAGTCCTTGAAGTAGCTGGAGAACAGCGACGACAGCGAATCCGGCGCATTCATCAGCGATTGCACGAACCCCGACAGGTTGGTGAACACACCCACGAACGGGGCGAACTGCTGCTGGATCACCGCGTACACATTCGACAGGCTGTTGCGCAACCTGATAAAGCCCAGGCGCGCCTGGTCGACCTTGGCCATGGCCGCCTTGTAGCGAGCCAAGGCCGAATCCAGCAGGCCGTCCGAAGCTTTGACCACCTGCTGCTGGCTGTTGACCTTGGCTGTAGGAAAAGTCAGCGGTCTATCCGGGTAGAACGTCAGGTCCAAGCTAACCACGCCGCCGGCGGTCAGTTCGTGGGACAGGTTGCAGTCGCCGACCTTGACCTGCATGCGGCCCAGCCAAGGGTGCACCAGTTCACCAGGCCCAGGGGTTTGCAACGCCTCAAGCAGCTTGTCGCGCCGCTCGAAGCAATCGTCGCCGATCACCCAGGCGGTCATGGTGTGGACCTGGGCTTGCTTGCCGAGCTGTTCGAAGTAGGGATCATCCCGCTGGGGGTATTCGTGTAGCTGCCCCTTCTGGCCGACCGGCACCGACGCCCGAGGGATCAAGAAACTGATCCCTCGGAACGACGCTGGCAACAGTTGCTTGCGCCAATCACTTGCCATGCTCTACCCCTTCATGACGCCCACGGTACGGGTACCGACGTTGGGCTTGATGTTCAGCCCGGGCTGGTTGGTTTTCGGCTGCTCGATCGTCGTGCCCGGCGGTGCGCCGTTCAGGTTGATGTTGAGTTCACCGTTGAGCTTTTGCCCGTTGGTGGCAGCGGTCTGCTGTAGAAGCTGGTTGTTGCTGATACCGAACGCCTGATTGTTCATCGCTTGGCGGGCCGCGACGGATTGAGCAGCGTCCGCCATCAGCAATTCACCGGTACCGCCACCAGCACCCGCGTTGCGCTTCTGCTGGGCCTCGGTGAAAGCGTTCACTTTGTCGGTGGCGTTCTGGATGATGCCTTCGCCGCCCTCCCCGCCGCCGAACCACTTCATGATTGGCTCGATGATGGGCCGCAGCTTTTCCCACAACTGCTGGAACCAGGCGGTGATGGGCCCCCAGTTGTTGATGATCATCCCCAGTGGCGACCAGTCGAACATGGTCTTTAGGTAGTCCATCACCGGAGTCGAAAGCGCCATTACCAGATTCCAGGTAGCGGCGAACAGCTCGGTCAGCGGCTCCCAGTTTTTCCTGATCAGGGCGATAGGCCCCCAATTGGCGAAGGCCTTGAAGAAATCCCAAACGGCGAGCACCGGGCCCTGGATCAGCTGCCACACGCGTTGGAAGTACGGCGCGACCGTGGACCAGTGGGCAATGAGCACGCCAGCCGCCAGGGCAATGCCCATGACAGCCAGGCCCACAACGGAGCGTTTCATGGTTCCGTCGAGCAGCTTCATGACAAAGATTGCGGCAGTGACCGCCACACGCAGCGCCCCGTAGGCCACCGCGGCGCCGAGCACACCCTTGATCAAGCCTGGGTGCTGCGCGACCAGTGAAGCGACTTCGGAAACCAACGGCCCCACCAGCGTCATGAAGTCGTTGAACGGTGGAAGCAAAGCATTGCCGACTTCCACGCCCAGCCGGTTGACCTTGTTGGTCAGCAGCTGCATGGCATTGGCCGTGGTTTTGGACCGGGCGGCGAACTCGGCTTCCATGGACCCGGCGAATTTGCCGCCCTCACCTACTGCGCCGAAACTCTTTTTCAGAAGATCGAGATTGGTCAACAGCGGCGCGATTGCGGACACCGATTCGGTACCAAACAACTCAGTCAGCAGACCGGCCTGCTTGGCCGGGTCCACTTTGGCAATGCGCTCTAGCACATCCTCGATCGTTCCTTGAGCATCCTTCTGCATGCTCTTGGCGACCTGCTTAACATCCAGGCGCAGCGACTTGAAGGCCTCGGCCTGCTGTTTTGTGGCCGAACCGCCCTTGGTCAGCGCCAGCATGAAGTTCTTCATACCGGTAGCGGCGACTTCACTGGGCACGCCCACACCCGCCAGGGTTGCGCCCATGGCCGCGATCTGCCCGGAGGCCAAGCCAGCAATCGCACCGAGCGGGCCAATACGGGTCACGATGTCGGATATCTGTGCCGCCGAAGAAGGCCCGATGTTGCTCAGGTAGTTGATCTGGTCCGCCAGCTTGACCACTTCTGGCTGGGTCAGTTTGAAGGACGTCCGCCACTTCGCCATCATGTCGCCCGACTGTTCGGCGGTCTGGTCGAAGGCAATACCCATCTTCACCGCGTCTTCGGCGAATTGCTTCAACTCACCCGCCGCGAAACCGGCCTGGCCACCTGCGGCGACGATGGCGGCAATCCCTGTGGCCGCCATGGGCAGGCGCTCAGACATGTCCAAGACATCCTGGCCCATCTGCTCGAACTGCTTGGGCGTTTCGAAGTTGACGACTTTTCGAACATCGGCCATGGCCGTTTCGAATTCCATCGCCGCTCGCGCGCCAGCAATGAACGGCGCGGCAAACGCCCCGCCCTGGACCAGATCCTTGAAGCCGATATTGCCCAGGCCCGAGCTGTTCATTTGCTTGCGGAAACCCGCAACGTTTTTGCGAATGCCCGCCAGCGTCGGCGACAGCTTGTCGACGCCGGTGATCAACGCCTTGAGCTGGAACTTGTCCGCCATCACTGCACCTGCTGGGCTGCGTTAATTCGTTGGGCGTGCTCCAAGGATTCGCGGAGCACATCCAGTGGCCTGGCCATCATCTGTTCGGGGTCAACCTTCCAGAACCAGGCCAGGTCATAGGCGGCTGCAATCAGGTCGCCGATGGCTGCGACGCCGCACTCATGAAAAAACTGGCGACCGCCCAACTCAAGGTGTTCAAGTCGGCCAGGTCCAACTGATTGACCGACGACGGAGGAATGCCGGCGCAGACCGCGATGTATTTCGCGGCGACGTCCATGTCCAGGTTGACTTCCTCGTTCTTGTCGATCTTGTACGGCAGCGCCTTGATAGCCCGTACTTCTTGCACGGTGGGCCGGCGCAAGGTGAGCTCGGTCAGCGGCTCGCCGTGGGCCTCGATCGCGACTCTCAGCTTTTCAACATGACTCATTGCCAGCTCCCTTTGATGCCGTCGAATTGCAGTTCAATGGTGCCGTCGTCGCCTTTCGACGATGGCTCGTCCACCAGGTAGGCGCCGGCCAGGACGTAGACCGAACCGTTGCTGAACTCGCATGTGATGGTCATGTCGCGACCGGTGGTCAGCGCATTGATCGGGAAGTTAGGCGTGTGCACAGCCGTCACCTTCAGGTAGGCCGCCAGCTCTTCTTCCTTGTAATAACCGGGGTAGATTGTCTCGCGCTTCTTGTCCATCAGCGGGGCTTCGGCGCCGCCGGTAATAATCAGCTGTTCGCCGTCCACTTTGACGTAGACGGTGCCCGCTACTTTTTGACCCATGGTCTGTGTCTCCAGAATGAAAAAGCCCGCACGGGGCGGGCTGGGTGTCGTGGGTCGGGGTTACGCCGCTTCGTCGTACTGCAGGCGGAACTGGTTGAGCAGCGCGAAGATGCGCAGGCCGTTGATGTAGTCCGGCGGGAACAGCACGTTGACCCGGCTAGGGTCTTGCGTGTCGCGCTCCACCACCAGGTGCTGCGCGAACAGCTCGGCGTTCTCCACGTGCCCTTCCAGCTCGAGCTTGGCGTATTGCGCGATCAGCTCACCACGGATAACCGCCGGAGTGACGATCGGCTGGCCGGCGCCGAACGCGGTGCCGTCACTCGCCAGTTTGTGGCGACCGTACTTGCTGGTGATCACGCTGCGCATCCGGCGGATGATGAACGCCGACTGGTGCATGGTCTCGCTGTCCAGGTAGGAGTTGTCCGCCTGGCCGTAGGGGTTCTTCTGGTAGGTGGTGATCGAGCGCTGAATGCGCACGTAACCGCCTTCGTAATACGCAGTGGCGATGCCGTAGGTCAGCAAGGATTGACGTTCGGTCAGGGTGAACCGCTCGCTGGCCGGAGCTGGGTCCAGGCCCGGCAGGCTGCCGCTTTGGGTGGGTCTGCTGGCATCCGCCGAGATAAACACCGCCGTGCGGGCCGCCAGGGCTGCCGCTTGCACCCAAACCGGTTGAGGCACACCCGGCTCGACGGCCTGGAGGGTGACGTGCTGATCGTTGCGCGCCTGGCCTGCTGCAACCAGCGTGCCGATGGTGCCGCGCTTGGCGCTGTAGACGTGGCCGAACAACTGCTTGGCCCAGGACCAGCGGCCCGTGTTGTCATCCATCGTGTCTTTCCAGACGTTCAGGCTGGTCGTGTCCGACCACGGCATGCACAGGAACTCGAACGGTTCGTCGCCCAGCGCCGCCACCGCGTCCACCTGATCCGGCACACCGACACCGCCAGTCATAGCCGTGGTGACCACGGTCAGGCCCGCCGGGGTCGTCTCGCCGTTGGACTTGCCCAGGCGGTTCATGGCCACGGAGATATCGTTGCCGCTTTCACCGGTCCACTTGCAGGTCAGCGTCACCACGCCCGCCACTGCGGCGGCAGTTACCGGCAAGTCCGGCGTGGCGTTGATCTTCACCGCCAGGGCAGCAGCGGCTACCGTTGGGGTTGCCGCCGAAGGCACGACGGACTGAACCCGGATACCGCCAACGTACAGGTTCAGCAGGCCGGCCTCGGTGGCGGCGCCCGTGATGGTAACGGTGGACGTCGCCAGGGCGCCGGTCTCGTTCTGCAATGGCAGGCACCAGATCTCCCCGATGGGATCAGCCTTGCGCCAGGTTTCGTACATCGCGGCGAGCATCGAGCCCTGGCCGCCGATCTCTTTCGCCAGTGCCACGCTGGACACCAGAACCAACTGGCCGATGCTTTCGTTGGTGGCATTGTCATTGACCTGGCCGACGATCAACCGGCGCATGGCCGACGATGCGCTGTTGGCCGCCGAGTTATCCATCTCCGCGTAGAACAACGGCACACGGATATCGACCGGGATATTGCTGAATCCGATAGCCATTATTGCGCTTCCTCGGCTTTCGCCGGCGTGCCGGCTTTGGTGGATGGGGCCTTATCGGCTTTGAGGGTCACGTCGCCATCGGCCTGGCGGCGGCGCCACCAAGCGTTGTCCGGCACCTCCCGGCCTTCCTTCGGCAACAGGTCGCCGGCCTCCGGGTCGGGCACAGAACGGCCAGAGGCCGGCACCACAGTGATGCGATTGGTCATGGTGTTACGTCTCCAGTGAATTGCGCTTCGATGCGCCCGTCCGGGCCGGGTCGTTGCAGGTTCGGGTCTGCTGGGTCGATGCAGTCCATGTTGATGTTCGCGCCGGTAAAGCCCGGCAGGCCGTCGAGTTCGTATTCCTGCCAGGTCTCTGGCGGGTCAGTCGGGCGGTTTCGGCCAAGCTGGAATTCCGAGAAGAAGGTAAACTGGTAAACGACACGGGCGCGGCTGATATGCACCAACTCGCCCTTGCCGTATTCGATATGCGTGTACTCCGGACCAGGCACCCAGCCGACCAAGGACCGCCACAGTTCGGCGCGAATGTCGTGAAGTTTGTCGTTGTCCTCCTGCCCGCGCTCGTCTGATGTGGACAGGACTATCACCACGGAGAATTGGTCGGTGATGTTTTGAAGCACCATGTTCTGCGCTTTGCTCGGCATGGCTGCGTCTGCCGAGGCGATCACATAGGCAGCCGGTAACGGTAGCTTGGCGCTTTCGACGACGGCATCCCAATCGATGCCGCCCGTGACTCGTTCGGCAAAGGTTGGGCACGTCTCCCGCAGGTGGGCAACGATGGGGGTGAGTTTCATGCGTAGGTCCGTTGGGGCAACGATCAGCCCAAGGCAGCGGCGAACGCCGCCGAGAGGATCGATTTAACTTGCGGAGCCGAGTCCTGAAGGGCGTCGGCCATGTAGTTGTCGCGGGGCTTGATGCGCCATTGACCGGCGGCCCGCTCCGCTACCAGGCGAGCCCGCGCACCGGCGGCGCGCCTGTTCTTCCTGCCCTTCCCCTTCCCCGGCGCGAGTTTGCCGGGCCTGCGCCCTTGCTTAACGCCGTAATGCAGGTAAGCCGGATAGAACTCTTCCATGGCCGACGTTTTGGTTGGGGAGATCCGTACCAGAAAGCCCGAGCGGGAAACCTTGAAGCTGACCGATTCGACTGTCGCGCCGGTTCTGTTCACCGGATAGCCGTCCTGGCCTTTGCCGAGCACCAGGTTCATCTGGGCGCGCTGGGTGATCAGCAGGCCGACCTTGCGCATACCTGCGCGGATCTTGCGCTTGTCGAAGGCGTCACGCTCGAACTTGTCAAAACCTTCGAAGTGCAGGTAACCCTCAAGCGAGGCGGAGTTAGACATAGATGCCCCCCTCCGGCTGCACTGGTCCCAGCTCTTCCACTTCAAGAACCGTGAACCGCCGATTTCCGTTCATATCCGTCACACGTCGAACCCTGTACAGCGTCGTGCCATGGAGTACTTCGTGGGCGTCGCTAATGCCGTTGAGGTAATAGAACGTAACTCGATGCGTAATCTTCGAATCGGTTTGCAAGCCGGCGCTATAAACGACTGTCCCTACGGGCTGGATCCAGGCCCATCGCCGCTTCTCATCCTTGAAAGTTGGGTCGAGCCCCATGTCGCTAGCCGGCGCATCCTGCCTAAGCCTGATAGTGATTCGCCGGTTCAGCTCCGCCGCGCTAGGCTCCCTGACCGTCCCTTGCTCGCGCATCACCATAATCAGAACCTCGGCGGAACAGTGATATCGGCCACCAAGTGGTCCAGGAAATGTGAGGGAAGCTCAACGAGCGCCTGCCCGATGACGAACACTTCGGCGTGGCGGACAGCGGTAGCGGCTGCCATAAGCAGCCAATTGCGCACGCTGGGATAAGCGTCAAGGTCAGCCCCTGCCTTGTAGCGGAGCCGCAGCAAACCTGAAGGACGCCCGCCCGGAAAATACAGAAAGCTCTCCCGTTGCCCCTGCCGTAGTTCGAACTCCCCGACCTGCTCCAACCAGCTTCCGTCCGGTTGCTGCGCTGCAATGGAGACGATTTCGTTCGCTTGCCCAATGTCCAAGGGCTGACCCGACCCGAAGTGCGCCGGCCATTCTTCTTCGTAAATCGCCCCGCGGATTGCGGCACCGGTTCTTGATTCGCACTGGCCTGTAACACCTGGGATCACGATTTGCTCGATCAGCTCAGGCTGCATATCTTCCGGTTCCATCCGGCATTGGTAGGCGACTTGGGCAAGGGTCAGGACCGGATCGCCGAAGTACTCAATTCGACGGGCCATGGCTTATGGCTTCTCGTCGGGGTCTTCCGGGTCGACCGGATCGGTGGGATCGGTGGGATCAACGGGATCCACAGGGTCAACCGGGTCAACCGGGTCAACCGGATCAACTGGATCAACCGGATCAACTGGATCAACCGAATCGACTGGATCGACTGGATCACCAGCTTTTCCACCCTTCTTGCCTCCTGTCGATTTCTTCGCTCCGGCACCAGTAGGTGCCTTTTGAGTAGCGCCAGAGGCTACATAAGCAATCGCTCGTCCTGACTTGATCAGCGAAGCGGCGGCGTCGCTATCGAAGCCAGCAATTTCGCCGATGGCATAGCCGCGCCATTCCTTTTTGAAGGTGACAATCTTCGTATCGGTCATGATGCTACCTGCATGAGAGTTGGCCCCACCACGCGGAGGGGCCTAGCAATTACATTCCGGCGCCCCAAGTGATGCCGGTACCCACGGAAATCGACTCGACGTGACGCGGGCCAAAGTCATGCTTGCTGATCACGCGGATCAGAGTCTGGTCCCGCTGGAATGCGCTCACGGTGTTACCGGCGCCGTCCTTGTAGGACGCCTCGGTACTGATCGCGATCGCCAGCGTGGTGTCTTCACCGATGTAGCAATCGGAGAAATTCACGAAGTAGATTTCCGACTCGTCACCGCCGACGCCCAGGTTTACCGGCACTTGAGTAGTTAGCGCGACTGGATAGCCCTTCAACATGCCAGCGTCGATCTCTGGATAAGCCTTGTTACCGTTGCCGTCGCGCAGCGATTGCAGCCAGCGAATGGTTCGTGGCGCCATGATCCAGCCACAGCCAGCCAGGTCGACGTTTGCCCCCTCCAAGCGCAGCATCATGCCGCCCAGGTACAGGTCAACAATGGCGAGCGTTGCGCCAGCAGGCGCCCCCATCACGTTGCCCGGCAGGGCCCAGTAACGGAGGCCCTTCGGCAGCGACCCAGTGCCAGCACCACGAATAAAGTGAAGGTCTTCCGACAAGCCCATGCTGACCGCCAGATCACTGCTGACCTGGGAGTCGATGCGAGGGTTGACGCCTGCGTACGCCAACAGATCGTTGGAAATAGGCACGATCGCGGCAGCCTTCTTGGCCGAAAGCTTGAGGTCACCGAACTGCATATCAGTGATCGCGATGTCTTCCTCGGTGCCCAGGTAGGTCACCTGAGTATTTCCCAGCACGCGAGGCATAGTCAGATTGCCGTTATTCAGCGGCAGACTGATTGCGCCCATCTTGCGCACCACGGATTTGGGCCGAAGCGATTCGATGACACTGGTGCTGAAATTCTCTGGCACCAGCACCCCGCCAGAACCCGGGGTAACGGTAGACAGCGCCATGTGCACGTCGGCGCCGTAGCCACCCGTCTTGGCCATCTCAGCAGCAACGTGTTGATTGCCGCCTGCCTGAACCATCAGACGCACCATCTGCGCCATCGCAACACCAGGCTTGGTGGGTTCGCTATGCACGGTTACGTGCGTAGGGGAACCCTTGTTGCCTTGCGCGCTTTCCTCAACAGGCACAGCCGTCGAAGCCGCGAGACGCTCGGCGCTTTCGGCGCGAGTGATCTTTGCGGTCAATTCGTTGATCTGTGTTTCCAGCTGCGCAAACTGCGCGAGCTGCTCGACGTTGAGGCTAGCGCCACCCGCCTCGACTTGGGCCAACGCCTGGACCTGGGCAACCAGCTGGGCGCGTTCGCTACGCATTTGAAGTACAAGGGACATGGTGCCTCCTGGGCATAAAAAAACCCGCACGCGGCGGGCTCGACGACTGCCGCGAACGCGGTCAGATCAGGGTTTGTAAATTGAGTGCCGACGCACGGACAGCGATGCGGCCTGGCTGGCGGGTCGCCCTGCTTACGGCGACCGCTTGGGACAAGTCGTCAACGGCTTGTTGCGGGCTTTGAAGGCGGTCAGCCAAACCGGCATTGATGCCGGCCTGACCTCGGTAAAGACCAGCCTCCGTTGCGATGACCTGCTGCACCGGGAGCCCGCGATAATCAGCCACCGCGTTGACAAAGAGCTGATAGCTTTCCTGCACGACGTCGTTGAGGTATTGCAGCGATTGGTCGCTCAATGGTTCATGAGGGGTCAGGTCGTTTTTGTGAGCGCCTGCAAAAACCGTCGTCACCTTGACGCCCATCCCCTCTTCCATTTTTGAACGGTCCATGTGACTGGCGATCACCCCGATCGAACCGATCCCACTGGTCTGGCTCACGACCAGTTCGGAGCATGCCGAACCGAGCAAGTAGCCACCGCTGTAGGCCATGAAGTTGACGATGCCGGTGATGGGCTTTTGCTGGGTCATGGCACGGATATCTGCCGCCAGCTCAAACGCGCCTACCGCTGACCCGCCCGGACTGTCGATATCCAGGACGATACGTTCAACCATCGGGTCAGCTACCGCGTTGCGAAGTTGTGCCCGAAGTGACTCGTAGCTGGTCATCGTTTCGCACATGCCGATATGACTGCCGCGGCTCACCAGCACACCACTCACCTGGATCACTTCAATACCAGTCCGGGCGATGGCAGTACGGCGCTCTTCTTGCTGTTGGGCGATACGGTCAATTCCGTCATCGCCCCACAGCGCCGGACTTCCACCGCCACCGATGTTCACGATGTTCAAACTCATCGCCTGGTTGGCCCAGCGCACGCCAAGATCCAGCATGTCAGGCGTGACCAGCAGCGGCTGATTGAACAGCAGGCTGGAGGCTCGCAAGTAGTTTTTCATTGAGCGAGGATCCTCTCGATTTCGGCGTGTTGCAGCTCAAGCTGCGCGCGCACGTTAGGGTTGGTAAGGTCAGCCTTGCCTTGGCCTGCGTCCACCATGTTCAGCGGCTGCAAGTAGATGTCTCCACCAGGGACCGGCGGCATGTTCTCCAGCCGGCGAATGTCGTTGACGCTCAGCCACCCCCACTGCCGGCCAATCGCGTAGGCTTCGTAGCGGCTCTTTTGATCGCCACGTAACAGGCCCGAGAGATTGAATTCGATGAAGTAACTGCGGCGATCCGCCGGCAAGAGAAAGTCGCGCATCATCGACTGTTCGTGACGCTTGACCCACGGCAGCAACGCAAACACCACAAACTGAATCATCAGCTGTTCAAGGGTGTTGTAGTTGGACTTCTCCAGGTCGTTGACCATGGGCAACGGGATCTTGTAGATCCGGGCGATATCGGTACCGGTGGTTTTCAGGATCCCCAGCACTTCGGCGTCGACGTTGTTCATTGAGACGGGCTTGAAAGTCATGCCCTCTTGCAGCAAGGCGACCTTTTTCGCGTTGTCCATCCCGCCGAATTTCTGGCCCCACTGATCGACAATCTTGTCGATGCTGCTCTGATCCTTGATCGCAGGCGCCTCCCGCGGGCGCTCGATCACACCGGATACTGAAACCCCGTTGGCAAAGCTCTTACCGGTGTATTGCCTGACCGCCTGGGCCAACCCTAGCGACTCGGCGTGCACTTCGATGGGCGACAATCCAACGTAGTGGTTCGTGCTGAACCAGCGCACGTGATGGATCATTCGCATCGGTAACGTTTCACCACCACCGACCCGATAATACGGAAGCATGTCGCCGCCCTTCAGCACCTGCACCTTGTCATTGCAGAGAGGCCAGAGGGCGGCGATGTTTCCGTCCTCCCGACGATCAATGAAGCTGTAACCGTTCCCCCTTAACCCTGCCGCGCCCTGCATGCACTCGCGGTACTCATACGGCGTTTGGAAGCCGTTGGGTTGATAGCGCAGCACGTCATAAGCTGGGTGATTGATGGCGGGTTCGCGCTGGCCCTTGTCCATGCGTTTGTAAAGCTCACAGGGCAACTGGCCCATGGTCTCGGCGAGCAGCGTCACGCAGTTCTGGAGGATCGGAAGGCCCAAGGCTGATTCCGGCGTTACTCTTACTCCTGAGCTGTTGCGGCCACTGCCGATCAGGCTCCGCCATAACCCACTGCCAACGTCCGTCAGATTTCCGCGCTCGCCGAGCAGGTTAGAAAAGAACATGCTCAACCTCCTTTCGGCTTGGATTGCATCGCGGCGGCGGCCCGGTCAGCGAGCCTTGCCCAAAAGATAAGGCCGCCGCCCGCCACGATGCAGGCGGCTGGAACGTGAACCATTGCCACGCCGGTTATCAGCAAACCGAACCCCAACAGTCCTGCCAACCAGGACAGGATGACCAACTTCATATGCCAACCCCTTCGTCATAGACAGATGTGCCGCCGCCCACCGCGGCCTTGCCGCTGATGCCGGTAGCCATGATTGCGGCGACAATGCCGTCGATACGACCGGTGGCCTTGGCCTTGTCGGCCTTCCTGTTGTTGGCTGGGTCCGAGACGATTACCGCATTACCTGCACACCAGGTCATAACCGGGTTGCCGTCGTGTCGCATTGTTTCGATCGACTCGGTTTCAACGATCGCAAAGTCAGCGGGATCCAGGTCGATGGGATCAACCTCCGGTGCGAGACCAAGCAGACGACGCTCAAACTCATCCACTGCTGGCCCCATATCCTTGAAGCCCTGCCCGAAACCGATCATCTCCGGTAGCGTGATGTCGTATTCGGTCATCAGTTGCAGCAGATCCTCGACGCGCCAACGGTCGTAAGCGATGCGCTCCACATCGAAGTAAGCACAGATAGTTACCAGCCGTCGAAGTACATGAAGCTTGCTGATCGCCCTGCCAGGCGTGGTTTCGAGGTGACGGTTCTTAACCCACAGTGCATAGGGCACCTTGTCCCGATCTTCCCGCCCCTTGAGATCATCGTCCGGGATCCAGAAGTAAGGCAGCAAGCGCCAGTGCGGGTCGTGAGGTACCGGCCAGAACAACAGCACGAAGGACGTCAAATCAGTAGTACTCGCAAGATCCAGCCCACCGACACAGCGGCGATTGCGCAACAGCCGCATCGGCACCGCTTCTTCGGCTTGCTTCCAGATGGCCCAGGAAATCCATGGGGCATCAGCTTGCGTCCACTCGCAAAAGTTGAGGCGGCGCACAACGGATTCCTGCGCCGGAAGTCCTCGGGCTGACTTCACTTGTTTGCGCAGGTATTGGTAGCCGGGGATCCCGTCGCTTTGCCCTTCGGCGATAAAGTGCAGAGAGGGATTAACCTTGGGCCAGCAGGACTCATCCTCGAACGGGTCGTCGCCTTCGTCCAGGGAACAGATGAACGCGAAGAAGCTATCGTCCTCCTCGATTTCCGCACAGATCCGCACGCCGAGGTCGTGGTACTGGCCGCAAACAGTCTTCTTGTCTGAGCCGCTGTTGGTGATCGCCACCACCATCGCCTTGCGTCGGTTTTTGGTACCGGCGCGCATCATGTTCACGGTGCTGGCCGTTTTGTGTTCGTGCAGTTCATCCAGCAACCCCAAGTGCGGACGCGGGCCGGACTTGCCTTCGTCGGCGCTGATTGGCCGGAAGAATGAATTGGTGTTCGGATAGAAAAGGTTCCAGACCTTTTCATCGCGTCCCGACTGTACGAGCCGTGAGCAAAGATTTGCAGACATATCGACCATCGACACCGCGTCGCGGAACAGGATCATGGCCTGGTCGCGCTTGGTCGCAGCGGCGTAAATTTCGGCGCGCTGCTCGCCATCCGCGACCAGCCCATACAGGCCAATGCCCGCCACCAATGGACTCTTCCCGGAGCCCTTTCCGGTTTCGATGTACGCGAAGTTGAAGCGGCGATAGCCGTTCTGATTCATCCAGCCGAACAGGCTGCCCACCACAAACGCCTGCCACGGTGCCAGCAGGAACGGCTTGCCCTCGTAATCGCCGCCGTTGAGGCAAAGCACCTCCTCGAAAAACCCGATGGCGCGATTGGCTTGGGCCAGATCCCAAATCAAGCCGCGAGCCGGACCGTGTTCCAGGTCCCGCAGGTGGCGCTTGCAGGCGTTGCGGACGTTAGGTCCCGCGACAATTTCGCCAGCAAGCGTGGCGTGGGCGAATTCGGTTACGCGATCAGGTGAAGTACTTGTCTGCTGCTGCTCTTTGCTCATTGGGGAATAGCTCACCTTGTTGCGCCGGCGCCGTTTTCAAATTTCGCCGGGACATTGGCGAAAGACCGAACTGCGCGCCGGCAGCGTTGGCGCGCTTCTCGGCATCGTTGGCGAGCTGGCGGAGGACGTGCATTTGCTGCGCCCCCGTCTTGAACGTTTGGATATCGCCACCCAATTCATCGGCGGAGGTGGCATTGCGAGCGGCAATCAGCCGCTGGTACCGACGCCAATCCGCTGCCGCCTGGCAGTAGGTGGCGAGCGCCATCGAATCCAGCTCCGAGACGATGCCCAGCGAAATCAGCGCCGGTACCAGACGATCCCACTCCTCGACCGCTTCCACAGAAAGCACGTCCGGCATCGGAGGTGCACCAACAGGCACGATTGGTGCGGATGCAGCGGCCAGAAGATCGCCGACGTTTTCCCGGCCGCGATTTCCTTGCAACAGCTTGAGAACCGCAGGTTTACCTGGGCGCCCTGAGTTTCCATTTCCGGCCAT